TATTGGACAACAAGGTGATGAGATAGCGTAAATGCTGCTCATGAAGAATAAGCTCCCATGGGTTGACCTACTGTATATTCAACCGAATCATCAGTACCAAACTCAAAGAGTCTGTCAGTCATTAATTGTTTTCAAGCAAGAGATTGCTCGTAACCAATAATTTCAGACAGTAGTCTCCGTTGAAGTTGAACGGGAAATCTATCAGTTGCATTTGAAAGATCCATCGATCAAAGCTTTTGAGATAAATCAATTTCAAATTTTGGATCTTGAGTAAAAGTACGGTCAGTAGGAATAGACCGTAAGATATTCATTAATCCAGAATGTATTTTCTTCAGAATAAGTTGAGAAGGATAGTCAAAAATTGCTATCGTTCTAATCTTAAAATCTGGATCAAATACAAAGGAGAGTTTTCCAGAATAAGGTGACCTATGAGCATCACATTTAGATGCAAAATAGGGCTCCGGTCCAGAAACCTTTCCTAAAGAAATTAATTTAACTAAATAATCAAAACCTCTAGAACAGGTCAGTCTACTTAAAGACAGAAATTGACGTGCATCGAGATTTCGAGCAGAGTCAACAGCTGTTAAAGTAGCAGGGCCATTAATAGAAGATTTTGTACTTAAATACACATCTGATTTCGAGAAAGATAAATCGATTTTGGGAGAACCCAACATCGAAGTAAATTTCTTGATAAAACCGTGAGGAATAACAAAATTCCCTTCCGGCAAATCAGTTATGGATTTAATAGTCTCAGAAGTTATCTTGGGTGAATAACCGTCACCATACTTATAACATCTTGTGATTGACAAAATTGTCAATACCAAGACCTTACCAAAATTTGAGTGATCAAATAATGGTTTAAGTAATGATGCGCGTTTAGGTCAGCCGGTTCGATCAACTCCCACAACAAGTTTGTTAACAAGAAGGGGTTGCCCACACATATATCGCGTCACATGCAGTTTAACCTGTTTGTAACGTTTTATAGTGTAAACATACCCATTCTTCTTACAATCCTTGTCAAAGATTTGAAAGAACTTTTCGACATCTTTTCAAAATTCAGAATATTGAGAAAGACACATAAATAACTTCATAAAGAAGTTAGTAATGTTTATTATCATATGATGTAATATTTGTTTTTGCATTTCGTAAGAGTTAAATATATAATGTTCTCTTGCGTGTGTTAAAACGAACAACTGAAACACAC